ACTAATTCAATTTTGAATGCACTTAGCAACGCTAGTGGACAAAACTTTGAATCAGTTGAAGCGGCGTTAAGTTTCATTGCACGTACAACTGCACAACAATCCGGTGGCAACGTACAGCCAGTAGAACCTCAAAACAATCAACGTTCGAGTCGTGTCACAACCAACGACTTGCATGAACAGTTTTCAAAACTTCAAATGGATTTGGCTCGTAAAGACCAAATGATTCGTGAGAAGGAATTGGATTCTGATATTCAGCGAGCAATGGGAGACAGATTTGATTCTGATCTATTAGATTATGCATTGACCAAAGTCAAGTCCAACATTGAGTGGAATGACGATGGCTCTTATGCAATTATCGACAATAAGGGTCGTGAACGTTATGGTCAAGATGGTTCTCCTCTAACAATCAGAGGACTTGTAGAAGAAGTTGCAAAGGGTAATCCTAAACTTCTCAAACAGAGTAATGGGTCTTCTGGTTCAGGCTTACGACCAAATGGTGGTCAGTTTGCAGGCGCTATGGATGATGGGATTCCAGACTATTCACGTGACCCAGCCGCATTTAATGCATGGGCTGTACGTAACGGATTAGGTAAGAATCTTGGACTCAAAGGCGTTAAAGTAACTGCATCTGCACAAACATCAAGTCGAAAAATACTCTGATTGCCAACAATAAGGAGATAATATCATGGCATACGTCTTAGGCGGCGCAAATAATGAAGGCGACGGTTTTACAACTGCAATCGCTGGATTCGCACTACGTGCAATGCACGAATCAATCGGTCTTGTTAACATGACCAACGTTGTTACACCTACACAGGGTAACGAATTTTTAGTTCCACAATTCGCACCAATTACCTACGCGGACTATAATCCAAATGGTACTGGTGGTACTTGGGGAACAGGTAACGCAGTTGTACAGAACCCATCACTTGGTCAAGGTTCTATCACTGCATCACCAGCAGTTGCAACAACTGCATTCGACATTTTCTACGGCTGGACTACATCATTCCAGTTGGCAGCAACTCTTGGTGCAGAACTTGGCGAGTCATTCGCTGAAAAAGTTGACCAACGTGTCACTAAGGCATTCTTGTCATTCAAAGCAACTCCAGGTAACACTTTCTATCCAACTTCTGATGACGGCTTCGACCGTGTAACAGCACTAGGTGCTATGGAACTGCTTTCTGCAGGTCTTCCTTCAAACACTGCAGGTTGGACAACTGGCTTCTCTGCAAGTGAAGTGCTTGAACTTGTTCGCAACATCAAGCAGAACTTCAAGGTTGCTCGTATGCCAGGTGCTCCTGTCATCGTTCTTGACTCTAACGGTTATGTAACTGAATATGTTGCTGGTGCGGCTGGTGGAAGCGGTTCTTCATTGACTCGTCTTCTTGCTGAATTGACCGGTGGTGCAGTTTCACAAGCAGGCGGTTCAAACTTGTCTGCACTTGGTAACGAACTGTTGTCAACTGGTAAGATTGAATCTGTATATGGTTGCCAAATCATGTTCACAACCTTCTTGCAGTCTGCAAACCGTATTCTACTCGGTCAAGGTTCAGCAAGCCCAGTGCTTGTTGGTGCTTACTTCGGTGACAGTGCATTGTTCACTGTTATGAAGGAAGGTCTACAGTTAAAGACTGGAGAAACTCCGGGAGGCTTACAGATGTGGCTCACAGGCGTTGGATACTTCGGTGCTGGCGTCGGCGACGGTCGTCGTGGTGGTGCAATTAACATTCTTCAGGATTAATCTGAATAGAGAGAGTATGGAAACATACTCTCTCATTTGTCTAGGAAAATAATATGTCAGTACCCTTTCAAAGAATCTCAGATGCAACTGTGCAAACAATTCAGTTTTACGACCCTGCGGCTGAACGCCGTGCGGAAGCATTACGAATCGATTGGGATCCATATTTTAGAGTCAGTTCACAAGAGTGGCTATATAAGATGGAATTTGGCTGGTGGCAGAACTACTGCGACACAGTAATTGGTGCTTACTATTATACGAATCTGCCTAATGGACAATTAATCAGTTCATTTGATCCTAGTTTGTTAATTAAAAATGATCAAACATTGCGTAGACTTGATACCTTTGGTGCTATCTTAGTATTCTATGAAAGTCTTGTTACTGACGTTTCAAACATGAACGAAGTTGACAGGATGAACTATGATTTTGCTAAGATGCGATGTGAAGAAGAATGGGATAAAGCAACTCAGTTAAGCAATTGGTATGACTTGTTCATGGATGCTCCTCAAGGGCCTACAACGAAACTTGAAGAGAACTGGACAGCAGACCCTAATTTCTTTAACGGAGATAGGAGATATTTCTAATGGTAACAACTTATGTTCCATTGAATGCTCCTCTCATTACAACCAGTGAGATTATCGACGCATTGAGATTAACTATTCCTAATGAATGGAATATTCCAATCTATGATGACTTTCCAAGTGTAGCAGATGTTGTACGTTATGGCGTTTACGTCAGTGATGTACACACTGTAAGCAGGTCAGTCAATCAATTGGGTGTTACATATTGTAGTAGCATTTATAATGCTGTAGATCAATTTGGAGTTACTTATATTAGTTTCCAAGATGATCCTTACAATATACAAGTTAATGCTATCATTGCTAACTTAACAGTAGATCAAATTAACAATATACCATTGTTTAATGGTTACTTTAGTGTAACTTTTGAACAAAATCTGGTATATGGTCCAACACAAGCAGAACGTCACGACTGGACATTTCAGATGACACGACTAGAATTTAATACATAAGCCACTAACCTTAAGGAGAAATAAAATGGCAAGACTTACCGTAAATACAACAGGTACTCAACCAACACTATTGGTTAGTACCGACACTTCTAACGTTGCTAACGCCGCGTTATCAGTTACTTGTTTGCAAGATGTTACGATTACCAATTCAACTGGTATCTTTGCATGGACAGACTTCTGTTCTATCGACACAAACAAAATCACAACACCTGCAGATAACGAAATTTCTACAAATATCGTTATCGATCCAACAGGATACTTTGGCACAACACCTGGTTCTTCATCAGGTAATGCCGCAGTGCTAGGTATTTCAGGACTTTCAATTAATAAAGTTCCTGTTTCATTCAAGATTGTAATGAATGGCAATGCCTCAACAGCAAACGCATACTACTACACTGGCGTGGGTTATATCTCATCACTTGCACCAACTGTTAGTCCAGAAGCGCCTGTTTGGGTATCACCAATGACACTTGCTGTCGATGGTGATATGACTGTTGGCAAAAACCCTTAATCTTTACTGACTAAGTGAAATAAAGAGGGGAGTAGGAAACTATTCCCCTTTTTTAACAAATGAAGGAACAAATTATGAACGAAGAAAACGTCTGGTTAAAAACAGATCAAGAAAAATTGCGTAGTCTAATCGCAGACGAAGCAAAAATGATGCCCATGTTAGACAACATGCAGGCCACAATCAAACAACTAAAAGCAAAGCAAACATTTCGTCTTGCACTGCTTAATCAACTATTAGAATCAATTGATTCTGAATAAATACATTACAACAACTTAAAGGAAAAACAAATGAAATTATCACAACTCGCATCAGCACCAAAATTAATCGAAGTATCCATTGACGATAAGGAAGTCATCAAGGAATATAAGGAAGCACTAACCTTTTATACTTGGGATCGCCAACCAATGGACGTATTCACTCGTCTTGCAAATTTGAGTGAAAAAAATGACGTTGGTGCATTAGTAGAAATCGTTAGAACATTAATTCTTGACGAAGAAGGCAAACAAATTCTTACTAAAGAAAGCACTTTGCCAACAGGCATTTTGATGAAAGTTATTGCTAAGATTACAGAACAGTTGGGAAAGTAACAGGTGGTGAAATAAATGTAGACTCTAGAGAAATGCTCTCAATAATGCAAATCGATGGGCTTGGTAAAAGATATGGTCTATTACCAAGCGAAATCTTAAAAAGAGCAGACACATTTGATTTGTATGTTATTGATGCGGCATTGAGTTACGAAAATTTTCACCACAAAAAATCTATGAATAAAGGGCAAGTACCAGCAGAAGTATATTCTACTGATCAGTTACTTGAAATGTTTAATAAGGGTAAAGATAATGGCTAATATTAAATTTAGACTCGTCAGCAATACTATTACTCCGAGCCTTCAGCGCATACAAAAGCAATTAAATAATGTGCCTAGAGAAGCCTATGAAGTGTTTAAAGCCGCTACTCCTGCTCAATCAGGCAATGCACGTAAACGTACTCGTTTGCAAGGCAATAAAATTGTAGCAGATTACCCTTATGCAACTGAATTAGATGCAGGCGAAAGCAATAAAGCACCAGAAGGCATGTCTAAACCAACTACAGATTACATTACACAACGCATTAATAATATAATGCGTAAAAAATAAGGATTATACATGGCCAGTTTAACATATGCAGTAGACATTGATACAAGTAGTGCAACAAGTTCTCTTAATAGATTGCAAGCACAGATTGGACGCATGGGTACGGGCGGCAAAGGCTTTGGTGCGTTACAAAAACAAGTGTCGGGGATCGGTGATTCTCTTAGAGGACTAGGAGGAGTTGTCGCAGTAGGTGCTATTTCTGCCGGATTTGCGTCATTATCAGACACCGTAACAAGTGTTCGCAATAAATTAAGTGCGTTTAGTGCTACTCAAGAAGAAGTCAATCAGAAATTTAGTACTCTTGCAGGCATTGCTGGTCGCTCACGCAGTGATTTAAGTTCAGTAGGTGATCTGTACAGTAAACTAACTGTTGCTTCTACTCAATTGGGTCTATCGCAAGATCAAGTTGGTCAAATAACAGAATCTTTCACTAAATCGTTGAAGGTTGGTGGTGCAACTGCGGCAGAATCTGCAAGTGCTATTCTACAATTTAGCCAAGCAATGGGTTCAGGCGTATTGCGCGGTGAAGAATTTAACGCTGTGTTCGAGGCATCACCATCAACAATGATGGAACTTGCTAAGTCAATAGGTGTACCAGTTGGTAAAATGCGTGAACTTGCAGAAGATGGCAAGTTAACTGCAAAAGTTGTAACTGAAGCACTATTAAAGTCTGCTGATTCAATTGAAGAGAAGTTTGCAAAAACAACTCCAACAATTGCTGAAGGATTCACTAACATTAGAACAGCGGCTGCTATTGCTTTTGATGCATTATCACAAGAGCCTGGCCCTGCAAAAGTGTTTATTGATGCCGCCAACGCAGTATTAAAGTTAACTACTGATGTTAATAGTCTTGCTTCTAGTCTTAAATCTATATTCTCACTTGTTTCTAGTATAGCAATTGCCTTTTTAACACTTGTTAAAGGTCCTCAATTAGCAGTAGCCGCAATGAGTGGTCTTGCATCAGCAATGACTGGCTTGAGTGCAAATGCACGTGGCTTTAGTGTCGTGTTCACTAAAGATTTAAAAAGTATCAGTAACAGTTTAGTTGGTATTGGTACTGCTTTTGGCGTATTTGATTCGTCACGTGGTAAAATTTTAAAAACTGCTGGTACTTTAACAGGATTGAGTGGAATAATAGCAAGAATTTCTCAACTTACATTATCTTTAGGCAACATATTTAAAGCAATATTCAGCATTGGAATGCGCTTTGTAGGTTGGATTGCCATTTTTACTGGTATTGTTGAAGTAATTAATTTACTATACAAATCAATTACTGGAAGCAAAGAAAATCTTATTGATTTTGGTGGTATTTTTAATAAATTTGTCGAAGTAGTGCGAATTGCAATCGGACTATTAAAACTTCTTGGAAGTTATCTATCAGACCAATTGTCGCCAATATTTGACTCAGTTGGAAAAGCATGGGATAGTGTTACTTCAAAACTATCATCGCCTGGATGGCTAACTTCACTAATTGGCTATCTTAACACAGGTATGAATAAATTAGGAGAATTTTATAATTACTTAAAAGAAATCTCAGGCGTTGCTGGCGAAGATAGAGCCGCAAAGGCTGCTTCTGACGATGAAAAAGCGGCTGCTCTTAAAAAGAAACAAGAAGAAGAGGCTGCGGCCAAAGCACTTAGAGACAAGCACAAAAATGATCTTACTAAACAAGAAACACAAAGAGTAAAACGACAAGCAGATGCGTTTAGAGATTTAAAACGTGCCATTCTTGAAGTTACTAGTGCATTTACACAGCAATCAGAAACACGACTTGACGACCTAAAATTTCAATTTGATTCACTTAAGATGAGTGAACATGATGTTACGTTGGCATCACAAAAACGTGATATTCTTAAAGAACAGAGTGATGCGCTTAAACAGTTAGATGATAAGCAACGTCAAGTTATGGAAAATGATCAATTAACTGATCAAGCAAGGGCTACATCGCTTGCACTAATCAGAGAGCAACGTGTTGCAATCAAAAACGCAACTGTTGAACAACTTGATTCCGCTGAAAAAGCGGCAGAAGCAATTGAAAAAGAAAATATTGCACTTGAGAAAAGAAATAGTTTGCAAGATTTAAAGCAAGTTGCCAATACCAATGAGGCTGCTTTAAAGGCTATTACAGACGAACTAGAATTAGTTGGACTGTACGGTGATAAACTTGATGAAGTTACTGCTCAACTTGAACTACAAAATAGTTTGCGTCAGATTGAAGTTACATATCAAAATACTTTACTTGAACTAGAAAAAGAAAAACTTAAATTAGGCGCAGAACGTTATGCGCTTGCAGTTGAAACTGCTAATGCTGTTAAAAACGAAGCAATTGCTAGTGCTGAAGCACAAGCGGCAGAGAGAAAGAAAGTTGAAGCAGCCAAGAAAAATTCAGAACGTAATGATGTTACTGCGGCAATTGGAAAACGAATGGAAGAGTTGCAACGTAGTATTGATCCTGCGGCAGTTGCTTTGGAAAAATTTGATTCAGTTTTTGCAAATATGGGCAGAGCATTGGATGAGTTTGTTAATACAGGCAAGTTTAAGTTTAAAGATTTTGCACTATCAATCATTAAAGATTTGCTTATGGTTGAACTAAAAGCAACTGCTACAAAATTGTTTCTTAACATTGCTAAAACTGCAATTGGTTTCTTCGCAGAAGGTGGTAGTCCTCCAGTTAATAAACCAAGTATTGTTGGTGAAAAAGGCCCAGAACTATTTGTTCCTAGAACAGCAGGCACAATCATTCCAAACGATCAAATTGGAGGCGGTAAAGGCGGTAATAACGTATCTGGATCAGTAAACAACACTTACATCACTAACAACATTAGTGCTTTAGATGCAAAATCAGTTGCACAACTATTTGCTGAAAATCGCAGAACATTATTTGGCGCTGTTGAAATGGCTAAAAAAGAAACACCATATAGAACAGCATAAGGAATAAAACATGTCAGGCTTACAAACAATTTTAAATTTTTGCAGTAGTATTGATATCAATCGCAGAAACGTGGTTGGTATTCAGTTTACTCGCAACGAACAACCTCGTACTTCATTGACTCCAACTTTCAACCCGTGGAAGTTTACGTTAGAAATGCCAAGCAGTTTTCGCTACAGTGAATCACGTGATTTAATGGAAGCACTTGATACATTAGATCGTTATACTCCGCAGGTTATTACATTCAGTGATTTGCCACAGTTATCATGGATATTTAAATATCGAGGTAGAATGACAACAGCACAAATCAATGCGATTACTGTAGTATCATATGTAGGCAATGTGTTGACATTAACTGGTTTGCCAGCAGTAGCGGCAAGTACAGTATTATTTGCGCCTAACGATTTGATTCAGATTGGTAACAACACGTATCCATTTACTAGCGAAACCACAGTAACACGTGGCACAGGAGCAAACGTTGTTGTAACTACAAGCAGACCTAATATTATTAGTGGTTCAGTTGTTGGTGATGGTATCACTGTTGGTAACAGTTGCGACTTTTATATGTTCTGTCCTAACATGCCTACATATAAATTGATTCCAGGTGGTGCAACTAAAGGTCCAGGAAACGTTACAACTAACAATGCACTATTAGAATTTACTGACTCGTTTGAGTTATACGAGTGGGTTGGCACAACATAAGGAATAAGTCATGGAAAATATCCCAGAAGTAGCAAACAGTCCTCCGTTTATTAATAACGCAGAGTTTGTTAAATTAACAATTTATAACGATTATGGTAACACTAGTAATGGTGGTATTGCAGGCATCTATACATTTAGTAGTGCATACAAAGATGAAGTAATCGGTAACGTAACTTATGAAGCACTAGGCGGTCTAGTTGCTGTTGGTACACAACCACGTAACTTACGTGTAACCTCAGCAGACACAAGTGTTACATTGTCAGGTGTAGATGGTAATAACATCTATCTAGTACTTGATAGTAACATTAAGGGCAGTAAACTAGAAATTTTACGTGGATTTTATGGTAATGCAGGCACAGCAAATATGTTTGTGTTGCAAAATACATATACACGTTTTACAGGTATTGTTACAAGTTATGCAATCAATGAAGATCGTGAAGATTTAATTGACAATTTCACTGTAACAGTTAACGCAAGCAGTTATAAAGTTGTACTAGAAAATCGTATTGCAGGACGTAAGACCAACAAAACAAGTTGGCAACAGTTCAATACAACAGATAGTTCGATGAACAACGTTTACTCACTAGCAGATCAAACACTAGACTTTGGACAAGATCCAAAGACTAAATCAACAGTTACTAGTGGTGCTGGATTAGGCGGGAGTCAATTCAACAATGAAAATATTAATGTGAACCAAAATTAACAAATGATTAGAGAAGCAAATAAATTTGACGTAAACTATTTTATTGAGTGTGTGCATAAGGTACACATGGATGATGACGTTGGCTATTTTCCAGGTGCAGAACTTGATGACGAATATCTAAGCAAACTATACAATGGTATCATTCATGGTCTAGGTCTTGCACTTGTATATGAAAAAGATAATAAACCAATTGCTATAATGGTAGGAATGAAATCACCAAATGTTTGGTGCCCAGATATCTTATTCATGCATCAAATGTTATTGTATGTTGAAGAAGAACATAGAAAAGGCACAATTGCATATAGATTAATTAAGAAATTTACAGATGAATGCAAGAACTTGCAAATTGAACAAAAGATTAATTTCTTTACAATCAATGCGCCTACAACAATGCACAACTTAGACTTTTCACGTTTTGGTTATACAAAAGATGAATTAATATGGGTATGTGATACTAAGGAGTTAATTAATGGGTAAGACGGTAAAAAAGATTCTTGGCGTAGCAGCCGTTATTGGTCTTGCCATTGTTACAGGTGGTGCAAGTCTTGTTGCTAAGTTTGCAATACAAGCAGTATTGGCGTTTGCTGTCAGCAAACTAATAGGTAATCGTGCAGGCAGTAAAGCCGCAGGAGCAGAAACTAGTGGCGCACGTATTCAGTTGCCGCCAGCAACAAATAACAAATTGCCAGTATCATATGGTACTGCATTCTTAGGTAGTTCGATTACTGATGCAAAAATTAGTACAGACCAAAAGACAATGTGGTTTGTGCAGGCAGTAAGTGAAGTTCCAGATGGTGAAACAATTACGTTTGATCAAATTTACTATGACAATAAGTTAGTAACGTTTGGTACAAATGGCGCAGTTGCAAGTTTAACTAACAACGCACAAAACAGTCCACAAGTAGATACAAAAGTTGCAAACAAGATTTTCATTTACTTGTTCCCTAATGGATCAAGTAGTGGTACGAACACAGGCGGACTCACTGCAAGTCAAATTTTAAGTGATGCAAGTATTCCTGCAGATCAACGTTGGAATGGTCCTATCTATACAACAGGTGGTGAATCACCAACTATGAGCAACACTGCATTCATGATTGTTAAACTAATCTATGATGAAAACGCAGGCATTACTGGATTAGGTACATTAACTGCTAAAATTACATGCAGTTTAACTAAGCCAGGCGAAGTCATGCTTGACTATATGCAGAATGAACGTTATGGCTGTGGTATTCCATTAGCACAGATTGACACTGCAAGTTTAACTGCATTAGACAGTTATAGTGATGGACTAATTGATTACACTGACGTTAATGGTAATCCAGCAACACAAGTTCGTTATCGTATCAATGGACCATTAGATACAGGTATTGATTGCTTAACTAACTTGCAAAACTTAGTAGACGCATGTGATAGTTGGTTGCAGTATAGCGAAATTAGTGGTAAGTGGAAAGTTGTCATCAATAAGGCATACGATCAAACACCAGACCCATTAACAATCAATGATTTGTATAGTGTTACAAGCACTAACTTAATTGGTGGTATTGATATTAGCCCTGTTGACTTAAATGGTACATTTAATCAATTAGAGATGCAATATCCAGATACTAACATCAAAGATCAAACTAATTATGCATATGTAGATTTGTTTGCTGAGTATCCTGCACTGATTAGTGCTAATGAACCAGTCAATAAACTAACTATACAAAATCAATTGGTTAACAACTTTGTGCAAGCCAAGTTTATTGGTATTCGCAGACTATTACAAAGTCGTGAAGATTTAGTAATTGGTTTTCAATTAGACTATTCAGGTATTCAGATAGAAGCAGGCGATGTTGTTAAAGTTACATTAGCAGAGTATGGATGGACTGACAAGTTATTCAGAGTTAGTACTGTAATTGAAGAGAAATTTGCAGATGGTTCATTAGGTGCAAAAATTCAAGCGTTTGAGTATAATGGAACTATCTATGATGACGATTTAGATATTACTGATTTTATTCCAGCAGATAACACTGGATTGACCGATCCTAATATTATTGGAACTCCAAACGCACCAGCAGTTACATTAGAAATTGCAAACACAATTGCACAAATGCAAGTTGTAGGTAATGTTCCTTATGAAGGTCTAGTTACTAACTTAGATTTTAACGTTGGTACTGATAGCAATACTGCAAATCATAAATTTTATACTACAGTTAACAGTGCAAATGGCTTACCATTAGTTGGTAACACATTGATAACTATTAACAGTGGTGATCTAGCAAGCAATACATATTACTGGTCTGTTACAGCACGTAATAGGTATGCTGGTGCTCGTTCAAATGCAAGCACTGGCATTAGTTGGACTGGTACTAATGTTACAAGTTATCAAACGTTTGCGGCATGTAATGCAAATAGTAGTGGTACGTTAGTTACATCAGATAGTATTGCTAACTTATCAGTAGGTGGTTTTGTAACTATTACAAGTGGTACTGGTACGTTACAAGCAAACACACGTGTTGCAAATGTTGTAAGTAATACACAATTTAATCTTAACTTAGTTCCAACTGTTGCATTAAGCAATGCATGTATTGGAATTACTGCTGGTGGTATTCAAGGTAATAACATTCAAGCGAATACTATTACTGGCAATAACATTCAATCAAATACTATTGCCTACGTTAATATGGCTGCAGGTAGTGGTGGCATGAAACCATTAAGTGGATATGGGTACGATATTGCAGTTGGTGGTGGAAATATTGTACTTCCTGTAGATATTACTACCTTTGGTACAGATATTGGAAATTTAAATTTTGATACGCCAAAGTACTTAGTTGGCAACGGAAGTATCGGTGCAAATTATTATTTTCCATTCTATCAAAACACTTCATCTACTGCTAATGGATATATTGCAGACAGTACATCACAATATAATCCATGGGGCGCGGCTCAACTACTAATCAATAACGGAGATCATGATTGGTGGGTTATTGAATATGAAAATTATTCTGGAAACTCTACTGCAGGTACTAGTGTAAGATTTGATTTGGCACTGCAAATGGTTGCTAATGCAAATGCAAACGTACAAATAGCACTGTTTAACAATTTTAACATAAACCCCAATATGCCACAGTGTGATACTGGATTTCAATTATCAACTCATAGATTAGTTGAAAATCAACCAATCCAAGTTTCAGCAACTACTTATAGTTCGCCCACATCATTAGTTTTAGGTAAAGGGGTAATGATGAAAGTTGATGGGGCAGGAGTTAGAGTTGACGTAACTGGTGGCGGCTTTCAGGCTTATCTAATTAGATAACATAAATACAAATAAGGAAACAAAATCATGAGTTTATTATTAAACGGATCTAAAACACTAACACTTGCTGGTACTGAGATGCAGTGTATCGAAATTTACACTGGCGAAAGTTATACCTTGCCATTTCAATTTACATACGCAAATACTGCGCCTATTGACTGTACTGGTTGGAATGTAAATGCAACTGCTAAATTTTGGAGTTGCAGTACAGTTGAATATTCAACATTAAATCCAGATGAAGTTGTGTTGGGTAATTTAACATTATCTAG